GCTTCTATTACTCTAGGAGATGCGGTTGGTGCCCCTACTTTCTCTAACCCATTTCAAGGTGGAAGCACACAAATGTTGTTTAATTTCCTATCTACCCAAGCTAGTGATTTAATTCCATCCAGAAATGTTGTGCCTTACATGGATTACCCAAGATACCTTTCTCAATCCACTCAAAATGCTATTCTTCAACCAAACGTTGCTACTCCAATTACATCTCAAAATATCCAACTTAATCAACTTCCTGATTATTTCATTATTGTGGTTCGTAAGCCAATGTCTCAACAAACTATTTACGATAGTGCTTCTTTCTTAACTATTAGTAAAATTTCTATTAATTTGAATAACCAGTCTGGACTTTTGGCTTCTGCTACTCAAGCAGACTTGTGGCGTATGAGTGTTAATAATTGTTCTACTCAATCATGGGCTGAATTTTCAGGAAGTGCTGTATCTACCAACATTACACAAGGAGTTCCAGCTACTATTGATACTACCGGTTCCATCTTAATTCTCAACCCCCCAAAAGATTTGAGTTTGCCGGACTACCTTTCTTCGTCCTCAATCGGGCAGTTCAACTTCCAGTTCCAAATTACTTGTACCAATACAACGGCTACGGCTTTCCAACCTGAAATATTGGTCGTCACCGCTAACTCTGGTATCTTCGTTACCCAAGCTGGTTCCAGTGTTATCTACACTGGTATTTTGACGAAACAGATGGTCGTAGATACCAAAGCCGAGAAGTCTGCTGACCCGGTTTCATCTGCGGAATTCAAGAGAATGGTTGGAGGTAAAATACATCACATGAATTCTGGTGTTATTAAGAGAATGGCGCAACAGCTAGGAAAGAAACTACACTTTAATGGTGGAGCCAGTGGTGCTTCTTCCGGAGGAAAAATGAGTAAATTCTGTTAAATATTAGCTATTAAATAAAATTATATATTATAATTATATAATGTATAATTTAACATTCGATAATCCGTACAATCGAAACATTGTAAATAAATTAAGAGAGTTTAGACACAAACAACAAGGTTATTATACTCCTACCAATATCGAACCAGAACACATTACACATCAATATGACCCCATTACCATTACTGGTGGGGCAATGTCCGGTGGTGCTACATCCTATCATTCGATTTCTAGTAGTGGTGTATCACGTTATCCACCTGATTTATTTGAACCAAGATATACATTAAATAGAAATAAAATGGTTGGAAATAGAATGAAAGGTGGAAGTAGTGATTTCATGAATTCTCCCTTTTATCCACCTTCTTTTTCTACTTCTGGTATTGCTAGTTACGATAGTGATAGTGATATAGATGATTTAGGAAGGGTTCATTCGAAACGTAGAGGTAGAGCAATGAAAGGGGGAGATTTTTGGAGTGATGTAAAAAAAGAGTTAGGAGATAAATTACCAGGACTAAAGAAGATAGATAGAATAGATAAAATACCAAAAGATGTTTTAGCAAAATTGAAACCTTTGAAACTTGGTGGAAAGAAACCAAAAAAAGAAAAGAAAGCTGAAAGTAAATTATTAAAGATTTTCAATTAATTATTTTATTTTATCATTATATAATATAAAATGGAATTTGTAGAAATCAATGCTAATAGACAACCAAGATTATCTGGTGGGAGACGAGGAGCATCTACTTTACAACCAGGAGGAAATGCTGTATCTAATAATTTGGTTCCTGCTTCTAAATTACCTGCTTCTGCCGGAAGTTTAGATGCGGTTTTTAGCAATCTTAATAAGAATATAAATTCTACTGCGGCTTTAGAAAATATTGGAAAAGAAATGAAAGGAAAAGGAAGAGGAAGACCAAAAAAAACCGGTGGTGCTACATTGAAAGAAATTTTACATCATCCAAGTCAGCATCAAGCCCAATTCGATGCTATTCTTAAGGGTGCTAAAAAAGGTGGAGCAATGGTAATGAACCCCGATGGAACCGCTACTGGTGTAGGTAGTGATGATATGACCTGGAGAAGAATTGGAAGAGGAAGACCAAAAAAATCGAATGTCGCATCCGGATTGTTTCACCATACAATTATTCCAGAAGGTGGAAAAATGTCGAAATTAGTTCCAAGACACGGACATGGTGCTACTACTAGTATTGGTACGAATTATCAATTAGGACAATTTGGTGGGTCAATGACGCAACCTATTGGTAATACTGCTTCTACTCTTTCTCCCGCACTTTCTGGAATGAGTGTTGGTGGAAAACGATATACTACCGGATTAGCTAAACTTACACCAGAACAAATGAAAGAAATAATAAAGAAATCGATGACGGGAGCTGGACGAAAACCAAAAGGAAAAAATTTGATGAAATTATTGAAATATATGGTTGCTACCAAAAAGAAACTACATGGAATGGGAAAAATGTCTGGTGGAGATTTATTGGGAGATGCTTGGGAAAGTATTAAAAAAATTGGATTGGATTTATATAAAGAATACGGACCCCAAATTTTTGATAGTGGAAAAGATTTATTATTAGATGAATTGAAAAAACACGCACACGATTATATTACCGGTGGAATGATGGATGGAGGTTCTTTTTGGGGAGATGTTTGGGATGGAATTAAAGCCGTTGCCTCCGGAATTTGGAATGCTTTAAAACTTATATTAAATGATGATGTTGTGAAAGAAGTAGAAAGAGAACTTTTACATCAATCCGTTGAAATGGCTTCTCAATACGCACAACAACAAATGACTTCTGGCGCACCAGCACCTAGTGGAGCCGGAAGACCAGGTCATGACGGACATGGTATTAGACATATTGGCGGATTAAGACCAGGACAATTCAATTTATATAGAGGAAAGAAAGGTGGAGCAGCTTGGTTAAATCCCGATGGAACACCTGGATATAGTGGTAGTGATGACCCTAATTTTCTTAATGGTATAATGCCTATTACATCTCCTACTAATATTTTAGATAATCCTGAATTACAAAAAATTATTAGAAAATATAAAGGTGGAGCATTGGAGAAAAATCCAAGATATAAAGGAGATTTTTCAACTACTATTCCAATTGGAGAATTTGGAAAAAGTATTCCATCAAATGCTTTTGGTGCTGGACGACCAGGTGCTAACGGACATGGTGTTAGAAAGATTGGTGGAAACCGACAACAAATAAGTTCCGCAGCACACAAATTATATAAGGATTATATAAGCACGGCACCAGAAGATAAAAATTTTAATACATTCAGTGCTGATTTAAATTATTATAATAGTGCTTTACAAGGTGGAAAAAAACCAAGTGCTCGTGGTGCTATTGTAAAAAAAATAATGAAAGAAAAAAATCTTTCTCTACCAATGGCTTCTAAATATGTAAAAGAACATGGGTTATATTAATTTTTTTATTTCTTTAGATATATAAATGAATTCTAAAGAAATAAATAAAATTATTAAGTTTAGAAAAAAAAACGGACATTATCCTTCTCATATTCACCTAACATTATCTGGAGGAAATCTTTTGGATGATATAAAACATGGATTTGAAGGTTTGGGTGATAAAATTACAGGTGTTGGTAAAAAAATAGTAAGTGGTTTGGAAACATTTGGAGATGATATAAAAACCGGATTAGGTGTTGTTGGTAATTTTGTTAAAGACCATCAAGATGTTTTTATTTCTGCTGCGGTTACTGGTTCTTTAATGGTTGTTTTTCCGGAATTTGCCCCAGAAATCGCAATGATGGGAACTCAAAATTTATTAGGTAAAGTTCTTGCTGCGGCACCACCTGGTTCCGCAGTTCCTACTCAAGCTGATATTGATGCTGCTTTAGCTGCTTATAAAGCAGACCCAAGATACCAACAAATGATGGATAGAGCTTCGAATTTTTTAAAAACTTTTACTAATTACGTTAAAAACGAAGCACCTACTCGAATTCCTAACTATTCTGGAACCGATACTGCCGTATGGACTAGACCAACAAGTGTAACGATGGGTGGAAGTGGAGTTCCAGAAGGAACTATTCAAATAAATTACAAATATTGGGGTGGTGATTGTTGTTTTCCTATTCAAATACAAATGGAAGGTCATGCTGATGATTTAATGAATTATTCTATACCAATTTGTAATGCTGGAACAATGGATAGTGGAATTAGAATAGAATTTTCCAATAGAGGTATTACTTATTTAAACGCAGATGGGTCTAATTATAGAGATTTATTGAATATAGATTTTTCGAATGCTACTACAATTTTATCAGTAAATCACGGAAGATAGAATTAATTAAAAAATAAATATATTGATTATATATAAAATGATACCTGCTTATCAAAATGGAACGTTAAACGCAGATTTACGTATTAAACAACAATTAGTTCGACAACAAAAACGGGCTTATTCTGTAGTCCAAGACGTACAACTTATTCAAGATACCGGTTTAGCTAGTCAATTAGTTTCTACTATTGAAACCAATTTAGTAGTTTTAAATGCCCTTTTAGGGGAAAGTATGACGTATTTCACTGCTTCCGGATTTAACGCATTAGATGTGAATGAAACGGGAGATATTCAACAAAGTATTATTCGTCCTTCTCTCGCCGCTAATTTGAGACAAATTGCTATTTCTGCTAATCAATTAAAACAAAATGTATCGAAACTACAACCAGTGATTAATTACGTATCCAGAAGTGATATTGAAGGATTTATTAATCAATTAAACGATTTAGATGATAAATATACCGATATAATGTTATCAGGACAAGATATTATACAAGCAGGTTTAGATGATATTGATGAAGATGGATTAAGTAATTTTTTGAAAGAAGTTCAAAAAACCATTCAACCAGTTCATTCTGCTTTTAGAGCATTAATACAGAATTATTCTCCCGCCATTGCTAATGTTCCAATGCCGAGTGTCGGGAGAAATATCAAAGATGGTGGATATTCTCTCGCAGGTAGTATGAGTGAATACCGATAGACAAATATATTTTTATTATATATAATATATAATGAAAACAAAATCAGGTGGTAAAATATCTAATGATGAATTACATCATTTTATCAATGCCTCGTATTCGAAAGGAAAAGATTATAAAAATTGGAAATTAGACCATTCTTTAAGTGATGCGTCCGTACAAGTATATTTTAACGGACAAGATGCGGTCGTAGTTCATCGTGGTTCCCAAGACGCACAAGATTGGAAAGAAAATGCCCTTACCGCCATCGGTCTTAAATCCGGACAAAAAAGATTAGAACATTCGAGAAAAATCCAAAAAAAAGCCGAAGCTAAATATGGTGCTAAAAATGTTATTACTATAGGACATTCGAAAGGTGCTTACCACGCAGAAGAAGTAGGTCAAAATTCGAGAGAAATATATACTTTGAATAAACCCGTTACCCCTTACGATTTACTTTATAAAAAAGTCCCAAGTCATCAAACAGATATTCGAAGTGGTCTAGACCCCGTTTCGATTTTAAGACCATTACAACGTGGAAACGAACACGAAAATATATTATCAAGAACTCTCAATCCTTTAACGGAACATTTGGGTTCTGTATTAAATCGTGTAAATCCATCGAAATGGTGGGGAAGAGGAAGATGTTGGAAAGGATATGAACCGGTTCCAGGAAAAAAACCTTATAGTAAAGGAAGTTGTAGAAAAACGGGTGGTATTATTAGAACAGAAGCACAATATTTATTAGCAGTTTCTGTTTTAAAAAGATTATTAAACGAGAGACATTTATTAGATGAAGAAAAAGATGATTTAGAAGAGAAGTTTAATGATGTTAAAAATTTCTTTAGAGAAAATGGTGATGATTTAAATTTTCCAGATGCTATAAAGTTTAAAGTTGTATTAGAATTAATGATTAAGAAAAAAATAATGACGAAACAGGCAAGAAGTTTATTGAATGAATATTTTGCCGAAGAAGAAGAAGAACGTTATAGTGATGATTTCGAGACATTCGATGAAAAAACCGGAAAAGGAAGAAGAAGAAGAAAATCTGGTGCTGGTTCCGGTGCTAGTGTAATAAAACCACCTTCTGGAGAACAAATTCCAGTAGAAAGAGTAGAAGAAAGAAGAGAAGTGAATGAACCCGTTAATTTTTCGGGTGATTTTGAAGAATTACACCTTCTTGCTAGTCAAATAATGGATTATATTGAAGGGAATAAAGCTTTAACTCAAGCAAGAAAAGAATGGTTCGAACAGACTATACCAAAAATAAAACATCTTCTCCTTAAATTACCACAAGATGAAGATGAATTTTTAGTTAAAGAACAATTTTTTCATGATTTAAAAGAGATTTTACTCATCGTTAAACCAAGAAAAAAAATGGGAAATCAACTTCGAGACCAAATAGATGAAATACTTTCTATATTAAATCAATTTGAAATAGCATACTATGGTGATTTTGAAGAAGGGGCTGGATTATATGGTGCTGGTTCCGGTGCGGTTATAGCACCTTATTCACAACAAAAATTTAATAATGCTATCAAATTAATAAAAAAATATAGGGCAAAATTAGAAATAAATCAATATGGTGCCTATATACGTTTTTTATTTCAAAGAATTGCTAGTTGCGTTGAGGATGCTATTACAGATTTAGAAGCGGTTCCAACAGATGAAAATATCGAAGAATTATTAAGATTAATTAAAAGTTTATTAGAAGATGTTTCACGGGCACCACCTATCTACGAAAACAAATTAGTAGATGCCTATAATAATATTGTTAATAGGTTTCCAGGACATTTTTTAGCATTTAAACCTTTACCAGTAAATGAAAAAATTAAACCTGTAAAAGATGTGGATGTCGAAAAAGTAGAAACTCATTTAGAACCAGATTATCCCGTAGATAGTGATGCCCCTTTTAGTCAAATTACTGAACCATATGAGGTTCAAGCATATTTTAATAATACCATGAATGATTTAGAAATGAGAGTTAATTCTCTCGAAGAATTACATTCCAATTTAGGAACCGATGAAGGATATGCTATGTACGAAAATGAATTAAATATAATATTCAATATACTAGCAACTTTGAGAGAATTCTTTGATTATATTCAGGATGGTTTCGACCTTTCTTTAAGAAAAAGAATTGCTGAAAGATATGTTGCTTATTTTGAAAATGTAATGGTTAAAAAACAAGAATTGATTGAAGTTGAAAATATGAGAAATGCCGCTAGTTTAAGAAATTATTTAAAAAAATATGTTTTAAATGTATCTGGTGCCGAAACAATGTCCGGTAGAGGTAGAGAATTTGGTCTCTCGTGTGTTTAGATTTTTACTTTTATTGAAAATTAAAAATCTAACCAATGATTAATCTTTTGGATTTAAAATGTATGCTTCTTTCTCACTTAATACACACATTGGATACGTTTTTGTTATCGTTACCCATCGACTTTCCAATTTCTTTATTTTCTTTATTTGTTCTTTATCTAATCCCATATAACTATCTAATAAGTATTTGAGAGAACGTCCTCCTAATCCAGTTGGAAATATCGTTACGGAATGTGCCTCATTCAAGATTTTCTTCGTATCATTTCCATTACAAGCAGAATGACTTGTATATACTACCGATGTATTGAAATGCCGACCAGTCTCCAAGACTGAATTCAGTATTGCTTGTAATTTGATTTTTTGGGCTTTATTCGTGATACAATCGGTATCATCAAAGATAACGAGAGAATTCTCGAAATCTTTTGCGGATATTTCCTCACTCATGAATTCCGGTGTTATCTTTATACGTTTCAATCCTTTTATTTTATCTATACTACTATCATCACTCAAACTGCTAAATAAATAAATATCCCTTTTTGGATATATTTTTCGATAACAATCGCAGTACGCCTTTGTATAATACGATTTTCCGCTACCTGACGCACCCGTAATATATAATATACTTCTCTCGGTGCTTGGGTTCGGCACTTGTTGGAATTTTTGTCCTTTTTTATCTTTTAAATCGAGAGAATTTAATGGTGTTATTACGGCATCTTTTTTCGCTTCTACCGAGAGAACTTGGTTGTTGTTTTTCTTATTTTCGTCCATTATAAGGGCTATAGGGCTACCGATATTTTCGACATTCATTTAATATATCCCGAGATATTTTTATTTTCAGCTATCCACATTCTTGTTTTTTCATTTACTATTTTACTTAATAAATCTAATAAATATTCTAATCCTTTTTTCATTTCTCCCATTTTTAGTTTCTTAATTTGTTGAATACTTTCTATAATTTGTTTTTTCATTTCGAATTTTGGGAGAGTTCGTTTTATCCATTCCAGATTTTTTACTAAATCTTTTTTCTTGGGTTTTCGAAACTTTTGGTCTAAAATTAATAATAAGATTTCTATTTGATTTTTACATTGATTAATCAATCCTATTGCTGAATTAAAATATTCTTGTAATAATTCTTCTACACTTGGTGCGTCCTTCATTAATCCTACGAGAGAATATATTCGTCTTAATGCTTTGAAACTTTTTCCTTCTGCGTACAATTCACGTATTTCCTTTTTGTATCCGTCCATTACTTCTTCTCTCGGGTGTTTGTCGTAGTTTGTTTTTCCTCCAAAATTAAAATAATAATTACAAGAGAATTCTTCATATATTCCATTCAAGATAGCCACTAAATCTAATTTTATTACCGATTTCATTTGTAAAGCTTCACGGAACTTGACTTTTCTACTACCTAGTCTAACCATGCTACTTTGAATGGCTTTCTTATCCCACCGAATAGGTTCCCCATCCATCTCCCCACATTTGAAATCAGTAATGTATATATTTTTCTCTCCAACTGCTACACGGAATTTCTCTTTAAATACTTTTGTAATATAATTTATTCCATCCTTTCCTCCTTTCCAATAATTTTGTAAATCTAAATCACTACTATATAGTATATCTGGGTCGCTACCGGTTCCTATTACTTTGTATTTATCTTGTATAACTAAAAGTTCAATTATTTGTTTTTCGGTATTCATCCGTTTCCTTACTTTATTAGAATATTTTAATTAGTTTGTTTATTATTTCTCTTTTTTAAGAGAAGAAAGAAATAATAAAAA